CGGCGCATCGATCGCGCCCTGTCGGTGTACCGGGCGCTGAAGGCCCGCATCCGCCCCGACGGCCGGGCCGCCCTGGGGCTCAAGTATTTGGGCGCCGCCAAGACGGGTCGCTGGTCGGGCGCCAACAAGTTCAACCTCCAGAATTTGATGAAGGCGCCACTCATGTTCGACGCCGACTACGGCTGGTCCGATGCGATCGACGGCGCCGAGCACATCGTGGATGTCCGGTCCTGCATCACCGCGGGGCCGGGGCGCAAGCTGATCATCGCTGACCTGGCGCAGATCGAGCCCCGGATCCTCAACTGGATTGTGGGCAACGCCCAGTTCCTCGAACTCTGTGCCCAGGGAATGAGCCCGTACGAGGCCCACGCCCGCAGTTCGATGGGCTGGACCGGAGGCAACCTAAAGAAGGAGGCGCCGGCGATCTACGCCTTGGCCAAGGCCCGCGTGCTGGCCCTGGGCTACGGCGCCGGCTGGCACAAGTTCATCGAGATGGCGCGCGGCTACCTCGGCTCGGAGGCGCAGTTCCTCGAGATCTTCGCGGCCAAGCCAACCCAGCGCCAGGTCGACGATTTCCTCGGCTACCTCGCCTGGCAGAAACAGCGGTTCAACCACGCGATGAGCGACAAGATGCTCGCCGAGTGGGCGACGCTCGACGAGCAGACGCAGTCCATCTGGGTCAACGCCTGGCTCCAGGTTACCGAGTTCCGCCAGTCCAACGACAAGATCCGAGCACTGTGGACGCGCTTGGACAGCGAGCTGATCTCGTCGTCGAACGACGGCGGCGTGCATGAGACTGAGCTGCCGTCCGGGCGCGTGCTGACCTACTATGACGTCAGCCGGGCGCAAGGATCCAAGGCCAGGCCCAACGACCGCAATGCGCCCCCGTCCCGGATCTATGGCGGGCTCATGGTCGAGAACCTGACCCAGGCGTGCGCCCGCGACGTTTTCCTGGCCGGCATCCGCAACCTCGAGGACGCCGGCTACCGGGTGATCTTCCACGTCCACGACGAGGTCGTGGTCGAGGCCGACGCCTCTGCCTCCCGGGCCGACGTGGTCCGCCTGCTGACCACGATGCCCGCCTGGGCGAAGAGCCTGCCGGTCGCCGCCGAGGCGGAGGAAACCGACTGCTACAAAAAATGACCGCCCGCAAAAACATCACTCGGCGCTGGTTCGGCCGCGCGACTGAGGCGCGGTTCATCGCGGACGCCTCCGCGCGCGGGCTAATCGTTTCCCGCCCGTTCACCGAGGCGCCGGGCTACGACGCCGTCATCGACAACGGGCGCCGGCTGATCCGCGTCCAGATCAAGGGCTGCACCCCCAATCCGCGGGGCATCTGCACGATCAACATCAACCGGCACCGCCGCGCCATCCCCCGGTACGACATCCTGGTCGTCTGGGTGACTAGTATCGGGCGGTGGCTGTTCCTGCCGCGGTCGACGCGTCGGTGGAAGTCTGTGCCCCTGCGCGTAAACGGCAAGTGGGCGCGTGCCGGCTGGGAGACTCTCACAACATGAACCTATTACCTGACTCAGGAGCTCGAAAGGAATACACCACCGGCGCCGTCCGCGACGCCAGCGAAGGCAAGGGGCACTTCCACGCCATCCCGCCTGGCGCGCTGCGGCGCATCGCCCGTCGGTTCGAGGACGGCGCGAAAAAGTACAGCCGAAACAACTGGATGAAGGGCATCGCCCTGTCCCACTACCAGGACAGCCTGATGCGCCACGTCCTGGCTTGGGCGGAGGGGGACACGTCCGAGGACCACATGGGCGCCATCTTGTGGAACGCCGCGGCCATGGACTGGACCGACCAGGAGATCGCCGCCGGCCGGCTGCCGGCCGAGCTCAACGACCTGCCGTACCGGGCTCCGCGGCAGACGACCACCACGGGGAGCCGCAGCATTTTCATCGAGCCCATCCGCCTGCCGTGACCGCATTTTACATCCCCAACCACAGCACCAGCGACCTGCGCCAGGCTGACCTGGCCAAGTTGCCCACGCTGTCGACGCGGCCGGAATTCCCGTCGAAGGCGGAGTTCTCGAAATGGTGCCATGACCGCTCCACCCAGCATGTGTTCTACACGCTGGCCGAGCCACAGCAGCCGACGCTGCGCTCCTCTGGAGCGAACCCGATCAAGTTCCTGCACGGGGTGGTGGCCGACTACGACGGCGCCGCGGACCTGGTCCAAGCTGCGATAGGCAAATGGAAGACCGCGGCTGGTAAAGCGCCGACCTGGGTGACGACCACGTTCTCCGGCAAGGCACGGCTGATCTGGGCGTTCGAGCGGCCGGTGCCGGTGTTCACTGGCGAGATCCTAGCCAAGTTCATGGCCATCCTGGCCAGGACATTGGCGGTCAAGGACGCGGCGCCTGGCCTGGACGAGGGAGCCTGGAACAATCCGCACACGCCGTACGAGCTGGGCACCAACTGGCGACAACCGTGGGGCGACGTCACCCTGTCGCACTCGATCGTCATGGCTGCGATTTTCGAGGCCAGCGACAAGGTCAAGTGGAAAGCCGACCTCAACATCCCCATGGAGGCGATCGCGGCCGAGGTGGAACGTCGCTGGCCTGGTCGGTGGGTCGGTCCGTTCGCCGAGGGCGCCCGTGGCGCTCGGTTCTGGGCCGACAACGCCGACAATCCGACGGGATGCACCATCCGCGCGTCCGGCGTCCAGGCGTGGACGGGCGAGGCGCGGTTTATGCCGTGGCCGGAGGTCCTTGGGGCTGAGTTCGTCAGGACCTACCGGGAGAATCGAATCGGCAGCGCGATCGCGGACATCTACTACGATGGGAAGGACTTTTGGGAGCGTAGCGCAGATGGCATGTGGGTGTCGTTTCCGGCGCACCGGACCCAGCTCCGGCTGGCCAGCGAGCGAGGTCTTTCGTCCGAGGCTCGGCGGGGCAGGGTGTCGGAGACGGCGCAGGCCCTCGCCTGTATTGAAAACTCGCAGCGGGTCGATGGCGCGTTCCCATGCCTGTTCATCCGGGACACGATCGTCCATGATCAGCAGTGGCGATACCTCAACATCTCCCGGGTCTCCGTCTGCCCGGCGAGCGGGAGGGCCCGCGAGTGGGGCGATGGGTTCCCCTGGCTGGCCCGTTATCTGACCGGCTTGTTCGACCGCCAACAGCTCGACGTGCTGCTGTCCTGGATCTCGCACGCGTACGTCAACGCGTCCGCCGGCAGCCCCCGCAAGGGCCACGCTCTGTTCATCTGCGGCGACGTGTCTGCCGGGAAGACGTTCCTGTCCCAGGTCGTGATCGGCGGCCTCCTGGGCGGCCACCAGGAGGCGACGAGCTACATCACCGGGGCGAGCTCGTTTAACGAGCAACTTTTTTTCAGTCCGGTCTGGACGATCGACGACGCCACGGTCGGCGCGGACGCCAAGCGGCATGCGCTCTACAGCTCGGCGGTCAAAAAGTTCGTGGCGAACCCGTACCAGGAGTTCCACCCGAAGTTCAAAAAGGCGGTCACGTTCAAGTACAACGGGCGGCTGATCATCACCCTCAACCGGGACGCGTCCTCGATCGGCATGCTCCCGCAGATGGAGGGATCGATTCGGGACAAGTTGGTCATCTTGGCGGCGAACAAGGCGGACACGGATTTCAAGGACTGTGAAACGCACGTCCGTAACGAGCTGCCAGCGTTCGCCGACTTCGTATCCGCGTGGGTGATACCGGACTGGCTGCGGACCAAGACCGACGAGGTCAACCGATTCGGCCACAACTCCTGGCACCATCCGGAGATGCTCGAGATCGCGTCCGATGCGTCGCCGTCGGCGGCGCTACGGGAAACGATCGAGGCGTGGCGCATCCAGTACTTCCGGCAGAGCGACGCGCCGTTCTGGTTCGGCACCGCGAGCGACCTGGTGACCGAGATCCAGGCGACCGACACGCTTCGCGGCCAGCTCCCGCGGGTCGCCGACCTCCGCAACCACGTCAAGCAGCACCTCAACCACCTATGCGAGCAGCAGATCTGGTGGCTTTCGCTACACCGGACAAAGTACAAACGCGGGTTCAAGGTCGACCGCACGACCAAGGAGGAACTGTCATGAGGGAGTTCGCGGCGATGGTGCCGGTAGGCGGACGCCTGGTGCGCATCCACTTCGACGCGGCCGACGAGCGCGACGCGCTCAACGTGGCCGTCGCCTGCAACGGCGGCCTGGTGCCCGGGAACTTTGAGCCCCGGCGCGAGCCGGTCGCCTACGACCTCACCCAGGCGCAGGAGCTCCTGGGCGGGCTGTCCCGGGGGACGGTGTTCGCCTGGCTGGCTTCCGGCCGGCTGGAGCGGGTCCCCGGGACGCGCCGGGTGCTGATCACGCGGTCATCGCTCGAACGAGCGGCGAGCCAAACGTGATCTTCTTCGCCGCCTCGAGCGAGTGGCGGCTGCGAAGGTGGCGGTAGGTCCGGAGTAGCAGGGCCCCGCCATCGCAGTGCCCGAGCCAATCGGCCACGGTGGGAATGTCCACGCCCTCCTCGATGCAGGCCGTCGCAAAGTAGTGGCGCAGATCGTGGTGCCGCAGCCGCGGGAGCCCTAGCCGGTCGCAGGCGCGTTGCAGCGCCTCGATGCTGTTGCGGCAGCCGAGGATGGGCCCGGAGATCCGCTTGGTGTAGATCTGGTCCAGGAGGCCCCGCAGCGGGGGCAGGATCGGCACCACGCGCGATGCGGTCTCGGTCTTCGTCCCGCGGACGTGGAGCCAGTCGCCGCGGACGTCCTCCCAGGTGGCGGAGCGAGCCTCACTCAGGCGCAGGCCGGAGTAGGCGAGGAAGCGGGCGTGCTCGGCCGCGTTGACCGCGTGGAGCGTGTAGTACCGGACGCCGTTGTCGTCCAACGACTCCGCGAACGGGACGCGAGCCATCTCGGCGAAGATCCGCTCCATCGTCGCGTTCTCCGGGATCTCCGGGCGCCTGGTCGCCAGCGGCACATACATCGACTGACGGATCGCACCGCCCTGGGAAAACGGATTCAGCATGATGACGTTGTGGCGGACGGCGATCTCGAGCATGAGCCGGAGCGCGGTGAGCGACTGGTTCACCGACGCCGCCCGATAGCCCAGCTTGTCGGAGCGCCCGCGCCTGGGCGCCTGGTGCAGCAGGTGCTGCCGCAGCCGGGCGATCGACTCCCGGGTGACTAGGCGGGCCTGGGCCGAGTCGAAGTCGCCGGTGAGCCAGTGGTCGCGGAGCCGCTTTATCCAGACCGAGTAGCTCCGCTTGGCCGCGGGGCCGCAGGAACTGGTGGCAACCTCGGCCTCCAGGGCGGAGGCGAGGGCCCCGAGGCTGCCCAGGCCGGCGTCGATGCTTCCGCCGGTCTGCCGGGCGAACTCGATCTGGCCGGTGCGCTTGGCGTGGCGGAGCTTGGCGACCTGGTAGTTCTCGGTGTGGAGCCTCCGGAAAGTGCGCTTCCCGTTGATAGAGAAGCGGCTGTAATACTGCCCGCCGTTGCGGCGGTAGAGCCCGGGGGTGCCGGTGCGCTGCCATTCGGGTGTCGGGGTGGCCGGTGTGGTAGGGACGTCCATGGAAAAATTGGAATTGGTATCAAACCTGGTATCAAGCCTCAATTTTCAGAGGGCCACCGTACGTCAGTGAATCACCGGAACGGGAGTTCACTGACGTCCAGGAGCATTCAAAGCGAAGTCGGGCGCCTGGGTCGGAACCACCGAAAACGACCGGCGCTGAGAGGTAACGGTATCGGCCAGGCGGTATCGGCGAAAGATTTCTCGAAATATGTATTGCATTTATTCGGGAGGCCCTCATGGTGGTCGTCGTCCCTACCACACACATGAACATCATCACCATCGATGACGTCCGTCGGCGCGCGCCGGCGGCTTTCACCAACAGTCCGGTCAGCTCGCTGACCGACTCCTATGCGCACGTCACCACGGCGCATGTCCTGGACGCCCTCCAGCAGGACGGCTGGCAGATCACCACCGCCGCCCAGCGCCGGGCCCGCTCCAGCGTGACCGGCGAGCACGGCCGGCATGAGATCGGCCTGACCCACCCGGAGCTCCCGACCCACGTCGAGGGCGCCCCGGTGCTCCGGTTGTCGAACTCCTCGGACGGCGGCCACGCCTTCCGTTTGATCGGCGGGTTCCTACGGTTCGCCTGCACGAACCAGCTCTACGCCGGCATCAAGTGCGTCGGCGGCGTGTTCCACCACCGGGGCGGCTCGCTCGAGGACCGCATCGTCGCCGGCGCCCGTGAGGCCCGCGCCAACTTCGACCGGGTCATCCGCCGCGTCGATCTGTGGCGCCAGATCGAGCTGTCCTGGGAACAGCAGGTCGACTTCGTCGCCGCGGCGGTGGCTGCCCGCTGGCCTGGCGACAACGCCCCCAGTGTGAGTCCCAACGAGATCCTGGCGCCCCGCCGCCAGGAGGACCTGGGCCGCAGCCTTTGGACGACGTTCAATCAGACCCAGGAGTCACTGATCCGGGGCGGGTTCGTCGCCAACTTCCGGGTCTACGACCCGCAGGAGGGGCAGTTCGAGGGCTGGGAGCGCCGCCGGGTCCGCCGGATCACTGGCATCAGCGCCAACGAGCGCATCAACACCGCGCTCTGGAACCGCGCCGAGGAGTTCGCCAGCCCGTTCCGCGAGATCTTCGCGGCGGATGCCGAGCCCGCGACGATCACCAGCGCCGCATGAGCCCGCCAGGACGCCCCCTCAAGCAGCCCGAGCTCGGGCGTCGCGTGGCGATCACGGTCCGCGTCCCGGAGAGCATCCGGGACGCCCTGGTCGAGCTCGCCAGGCGGGAGGGACGGTCCCAGGCGGACGTCCTGATCGATCTGATCTCCGCGGCGCTTCGCCGCAGGAAGTGACCGCCTGGGGGTTTTAACCGCCGAGACGCTTCAGTGCGGCGGTTTTAATCGACCGCAAACCAGGGCCCCGGGCAACCGGGGCCTTTTTTATTCCTCGCCCAGGAGCTCGGCGACCAGGAGCGCCAGCTCCTCGTCGCTCGGGTTGCGGACGCCCCGGGCCTCCGGCGGCCGGGCGCGGAGGGCCTCCAGGGCGCCTGGGAAGCGAGATGTCGCGCCGGCCCCGGCCCTGGGCCTGCCGGCGACCAGGGAGGCCCGTAAAGGCGAAAGAACGCCAAATCCGGTGCGCCGGCGGACCGGGCGGCCGGAGGTGCTGACGACCTCGGGCGCCGGGGGCACCGGGATCTCGACGCCCTCGAGCAGCAGTCGGCTGCCGTCCTCCAAGAGCAGGTTGGATCCGTCCTCCAGGCGCAGCCCTGGAGACGCGACGACAGCCACCGCGGACTCCAGGAGCAGCAGGCTGCCGTCCTCCAGGCGGAGGCGCCCGCCGTCCTGGAGCAGCAGACCCCCGGTGCGGGTGGTGGGCGCGGATTCGAGCGCCAGCAGCGAGCCGTCCTCGAGCAGGAGGCGCCCGCCGTCCTGGAGGAGCAGGTACACGGGTTACGTGGCAGGAGCCTCGGGCCAGATTACGGCGGAGGGAAAGCCGTCCTGCTCGGTGACGTCGCGGAGCGCCTGGCGGTAGGTTTGCCAGGGGAGCGGGTCCACCGGGGCGTCCGAAAGCTGGGTCCAGTCGCAGTCAGCGAGCCGTCGGTTGCGGTCGGCGCGGACGTTGGCGGCCTGGGCCTGGTTGCGGGCGTCGATGTCGTCCTGGGTCAGCGGCTCTACCTGGACGGTGTAGGCCCAGTCCCCGTCAATGTACGGCGGGCAGGCCACCAGTTTCTGGGTGGCAGCGTCGTGCGGCTTCCAGGCGTTGACCCGCAGGGCGCTGTTCTCGGTCAGAAACTCGTCGGACGGGCCACTGGGCGGGAAGGACGTTTGCGGGAACAGGGCGCGGTAGTCGCCAAGCTGCTGGACCTGGCCGGCGTTGATGATGGCGATGTTCATTGTCAGAGGTCAGGGAGGGCGGCGGTGGGCGGAGTGAAGGCGGCAGTGTAGCGGGCGACGCCCTTGGTGATACGGAGGTCGTCGATGTAGCCGTTCAGGACGTTGGGGTATCCGGTGTAAATATTACGCCCCACGTAAATCGGGTAAGCGCCATTCACGTTTTGATTACCCAGAGTTCCACTCGCTACTTCTGACCCATTTAGAAATAGCTTGGTGGTTGTTCCAGAACGCGCAACGGCGAGGTGATGCCAAGTGGTCTGAGCAATCGTCGTCGTGACGCTTACGGCGTAAGTTATTCCAGAAACGAAACTCTGAAAAAAGAATCCAGTTCCCGTAGTTGTTGAATTTCCAGATATTCCTAGCACCCATACATTAGTTAATGTGCCGCTTGTTGGAAACGATCCCACAATAGCTGCTGTGCGAACGCCTCCTACATCAACTGCGGAATTGCCAGCAATGTAGACCCACGCCTCAATCGTGAAGTCGCCAGTTCCGAAACTGTATGCTGGGTTATATGGGCTTGTTAGGCCGTCGTCCGTCCCATCGAAGTAGAGCGACCCCGTCCCGTACTTCTTGACGCTGGTGCTGATCTGCGCGTTCCCGACCGTCTCCGGCACGGCCATCATCGCGTTGTCGAGGA